GATATTGGACTAGCAAAGTTGGAGATAGTTTAATCACATACTTTGACATGGACAAACAAGAATACAGAACTGCCAAAACATCATGGACAATAAGAACAATGGAAACGAGGTACTAATGACAGAACAATTAATATACGAACTATCATTCTTTGGAATGATAGTTATCCTAATAGGTTTAAGATTATGGGGAGATAGCAAATGACACAATTAAATGATGAACATCTGGAACTACACACCCAGAACAAAGCTGAGAGATACGAGCGACAGAAGATCAAGTTCCTAGAAGATAGGATAGCAACACTAGAGAAAGCATTGGAAAGCCATACCAAAATCTTGGCTAGGTTTCAAATGACCGAGGACAAATCATGAGTGGTTTTAATTGGTGCCATGGACCACATTGCCATACCAATGACACACAAGATAGATTACGTGGTGTCCAAGGTAGCAAGGTCCTAAGAACTCGTAAGGTTGCAAAGAATCAATGGAATAGTGGGGTGGATAATGAGGGCAACGACAGAACAAGTATGTTCTCTTACTTCTGTAGTAATGGTTGTTACAATAGCTTTGCTAATAAACATATCAATGAGATCATAGCTATTGCACCAAGGACTGAGGCATTGGAAACACCAGTCAATGTAGATAAGGTGCAAGACACCTATTATAATGGGCAGAGTTATACAAGGGTAGAGATATCAAGGGTTGACAATGATATAGGATAGTATAAGATAGTAAATGAAAGCGAGGAAATAATATGACAACAATAGCAGAAACAATGATGCAAAGTGGTTACACGTTCCAACAAGAACAGTTACTACATGCATTGGAGAACGAAGTTAAGACAGGTATGCTAATGACAAACCCTAGAGTGACAGGCTTTACATCTTTTGCAAAAGCTGTGCTTAATTTCATAGACGATAAGAAAGCGCCAAGAACTAAAAAAAACTTATACACTTACTTGGTTGCTAATGGATATTACAGAGATCTCCATTCGTATACTTGGAGTGACAGATAACAATTGACAACCTATCCTACTTAATGTAGGATAGGTACAGAAAGCGAGGAAATAATATGACAAAGTACACATCAAAAATGGATCTAACTAAAGAGATCAAAGAGGAATACCAACCGGGTGGATCTCAACGACAGTACATCTTAGACAAAGCAGTTGAGTACATTAGAGACGTGCCGGGAATACAACAAGCAAAGCATTATTTCTGTACTGAGAAACTTATGATGACAGAGACCGAGTATCTTGAGGCATTGAACAAGGCAACCAATGGCGGATTATATAAAGATCTTTGGAATTAACAATTGACAACCTATCCTACTTAATGTAGGATAGGTACAGAAAGCGAGGAACTAACATGACACAAATGATTAAAGCAACTAACCCCTACTCAAACCAGTCAACGATGTTAACACCAGAGGAACACAAGTTATACATCGAGATTAAGACAGCAGAGTTTGATGAGGATTATAACGTTATGCAAAAGAAATTGTCTAAGTTCAGTAGACTAAATGCAGCAGCATTTATGGTACTACTAGACTAACGAACACACAGAGTGTGGGCCTCGCATAGCCAGGCCCACAACCACAACGTGTGGCGCGCGCTCGCGCAGTGCTCGCACAATTCCATAGAGGTACCAGACCCATCCAGTAATTTGCAGGCAATATAATTGTTAATATAGTATATATAGAAAGGGGTCCCAAGGCCTACCCTTTATTGCTTGATTTGCACGGTTATAGCCTGTAAAAACCAAATGGGTTAACAAAAACACCTTTAAAAAAATTTTGCAAAAAAATATATGAAAATAGACCTAGAGAAGATTAAGAAGCTGCCACCCGACATCAAGAAGGACTACATGAAGATGTATCTAAGACTTGATGAAAAGAAAAAAATTTTAAAAATTAAAGAAGACTTTCTGTCATTTACCAAGCATATATGGCCAGAGTTCATTGAGGGTAAGCACCACAAAATTATTGCAGAAAAATTTAACAAGCTCGCTCGCGGCGAGATCAAAAGATTAATTGTTAATATGCCACCAAGGCACACAAAGTCCGAGTTCGCTAGCTCCTTGCTGCCCGCTTGGATGATCGGGCGTACGCCTAAACTTAAGATAATTCAAACTACCCACACCGGGGAACTAGCAATTAGATTCGGGCGTAAAGCTAAAACACTTATGGATTCTCCTGAGTATAAAGAAATCTTTGAGACGAGACTCAGGGAAGATAGTCAGGCAGCGGGTCGTTGGGAAACTGCACAAGGCGGCGAGTATTTCGCATCGGGTGTCGGGGGAGCAATTACAGGTCGTGGTGCGGATTTACTGATTATTGATGATCCACACTCAGAGCAAGACGCGATGAACATGACAGCGCTGGAGAGAGCTTACGAATGGTATACATCAGGACCACGTCAAAGGTTACAGCCCGGTGGAGCAATTGTTTGTGTTATGACCAGATGGAATACAAAAGACTTGACCGGTCAGCTATTAAAACACCAAAGCGAACCTAAATCAGATCAATGGGACCTGGTAGAGTTTCCAGCAATTATGCCATCAGGTAAACCTGTTTGGCCAGGCTATTGGAAATTAGATGAACTAGAAGCAGTTAAAGCATCTCTATCTATTGCTAAATGGAATGCGCAGTGGATGCAGAATCCAACGTCTGAGGAAGGTGCTATCATTAAACGTGAGTGGTGGAAAGTTTGGGACAAAGAACATATGCCTAAACTAGAACACATCATACAATCGTATGACACAGCATTTATGAAAAAGGAAACAGCCGATTACTCGGCTATTACAACGTGGGGCGTGTTTCGAGAGAATGAGGACAGTCCTTCTAATTTAATTTTACTAGATTCACTAAAAGGTAGATACGAGTTTCCAGAGCTAAGACGTGTTGCTAAAGAGCAATATGATTACTGGCAACCGGAGACGGTATTAGTTGAGGCGAAAGCATCTGGTCTACCACTAACCTATGAGCTTAGAGCTATGGGTATACCTGTTGTTAACTTCACTCCTTCACGTGGAAACGATAAACACACTAGAGTTAATTCTGTTGCACCTTTGTTTGAAAGTGGTATGATATGGGCTCCTGAACGAAAGTTTGCGGATGAGGTCATTGAGGAGTGCGCAGCGTTCCCTTATGGCGATCATGATGACTTAGTCGATAGTATGACTCAAGCTGTGATGCGGTTTAGACAGGGTGGATTAATTCCTCACCCAGAAGATTATAAAGATGAGAAGATCATCAAAACAAAAAGGACGTATTACTAATGGTAAAAAAATATATAGACGCTGGAATAGAAGTTGCAAGATTTCTTAAATCTTTAAAAAATCTTGTAGATAAAGGTTTCGTTAAAAATATAGATCAAGCTAAAACTTTTGCTAAACAAGAATTTGGTGAAGTGTCAGATCTTATGACACTACAAATTAATAAAATTTTTAAAACTAAAAATCAACCTGTTGTAGGTAAAAAAGATCCCGTATTTGATAACACAGTAGAAGAACTTCCTTACGATGATGCAGGTGTTCCTTTTAATCCTAAAAACCCACAAAAAGTATACGGCAAACCAAGAGAAGGCATTAAGACTTTAGACGAAGCAGAGATGGATATAAAATCTATTGACGATGCAACAAATGAATTAAACCAAGCAGATGTTTTTTCAAGCATAGAATTTCCTACTGCAGCTAAAAAAATTAAAAACAGAGACATGACTCCTGACGAGTTTGAAGATTTTGAAATGGATATAGGTTCAGATAATTTAGAAGCTTATAGTTTTGATGGCACTGTTGATGACGGAGCAAGAATTTTAAAAGAAGAAAAACAATACATGGACGATATGTTTATGGAATACAAAAAAGGTAAACTAGATCCTGTAGCAGGCGACAAGTCTCCAGCTAGAAAAAGATTCTTAGAGAAAAAATTAGAAGACGCAGAGATGAGTGGTGACAAAAGATTAATTACACAAGATGAAGTAGAAGAACTATCTTCATTTGATCTTGGTACTGAAATGGATAATGCTAAACTTTCTGTCAACGATGAAATTAAAAAAGGTGTAGATGAAATAATGAGTGATACATCTCCTGCAGCTTTAGAAAAAAGTATAGAGATTGATAATCTTATGTTAGAGTACCCAGGAATGAGTAGAGAACTTGCAAAACAAATTGCAAATGATCCAGATCCAGCACGTAAAGCTCAAGTTATTACTATGGTAGAACAAACAATAAAAATGGGTAATAAAGGAAAGAGCGGTGATGAAATTATAGAACTATTTAAAAGTGGAAAAACTGGAGATGAAACATTAGACAATTCTATAATATTAAATAATTTTGATCCAAAAGGTAGAAAACCCAGTGCCAAAGGTGGCAGAATTAAAATGGCTAAAGGCGGACTACCAAACATATTAGGATTCTAATGAAGATCCACGAATACAACCAGATGATGGCGTACCTCACGCGGCCCGCTACTCCAACCGAGACACCAGACATTAGACAACCAGCAGCTAGCGGCGGGAGAATTGAACTTGCTGAGGGAACACCACGTGTTTCTAAAAACATTAGAAAAACTCCATATGGTTTTTTTAGGTTTGAAACCGAAGCTAATCCACCAATCTCAAAAACTTTTGAAACCTTAGAAGAAGCCGAAGCTTTTAGAGATAAAGCACTTTTAGAACGTGGAGTTAAATTAGGGGCGCGTAGAACATCTGACCCTAAAATAGGAAAATATAAATCACTTGAAGGTCAAAAACAAATAAAATTTAATGGAGCTACTTATGAAGTATTGGTTCAAAGAGCTGGTAAAGATATAAAACCACAATATTTTAAAACTCTTACAGAAGCTAAAGAAGCAAGAGATAATTTAGTTAAAGAATTTCCTCCTCAAAAACAAAGAGGAGTTGTTTCAGATGAAACACTTAAAAAAGCTAGAGACAAAAGAAAAACAAGAATACAAACAACTGCACCATTTGAAGCTACAGGAACAAAAAAATTTCAGTTTCATCACATAATGCCTATTGGTGGAGAAGTTGCTTTAACTACAGATGATATTGCTATTGTTAATTCAAAAATGAATACTGCTCTTTCTGGTTTTAACAGAGAATTAAATAGTATATCGGATGGAATTACAAATGCATATAATAAACAACCACCTGATTTAAAAAGAATAGATCAACTAAATAAAGCTGGTGAGTCTATTGTTAAAAAAGCAACTACACAATTACCAAAAGAATATAAAAACTTAATTGGCTTTAATAAATTAAACCCAATATTTGATGAGTATGGAACTGTAATAAATTTAACACCTGAAAAAGTTGGAGGTGTTAATCAAAAAAAACCTGGAATAAAACTAGAAGACTTAACAAAAGATCAAGCAATTAAATTAAAAAAACAAATTAAAGCAGATGCTAAAGCTGGTAAAATTACAAAAGGATTTCAATTAAAAGCTAAGATACCAGGAATCACTG